TTATTTTGTAAATAGAAATCCGCTTGCAGATCCTAACATAAACCAAACGAACCATTTTTTAAACCAGGGTTGACGGATAGTAATTTCTGCGGAAGTTATATTGTTGGTTTTTAAATATGGGTTGCTGTTTGTGATATCAGTTACCAGAATTTCCTCCCCTAAAAACCAATTTCGTTTAAGTCCGTTTATCACGGTCACTGTATTTTCAAAGTGCAATGAATCGATTCTAATGCCTTTTTGGTCAGATTGCCAATTGAGTGTGTACCATTTCTCATTTATGGTTCCTGAGCGTTTAAAAACACATGGAACAGTATCTTTATATACTATTGGGATACTATCAATCAAAGTAACGGTTTCATATTTAACCAAAGATCTGATTTTTGAGAATTCAGCGGTAAGTTTTCTCAGCTCAATATCTTTGTTTATAAGTAGATTTTGTAACTGCTTATTCTCTAGTTGTAACGTTGATTTTGTTGCTGTAATAGTACCTAGTCTGTTCTTATAATAGTTTACAGTATCAGTCAATAATGAAGTGTAATTATTTGCTACACTTTTGTTTGAACTACACGTTTGAACAGATGCAAACAGCAGCACTATCAGTACTGCTGTCGCTGTTTGCCAAATGTATTTCATTAATCTAAAACTTTAAGATGTACAAACAGTACATTTTTTACACTTCGCGTACGGTTCATTACTGCTCCGCCATCACTTTGATTGGTTAATGACGTATTGCCTTCTATGGTATAAAATTCCTTATCCTTAACTTTCCATCCATTAAATATACCAACGTGATCGTGTTTGCTATCGCCATTCCAATCGAAAAATACTAAGTCTCCCATTTGTGGTGAATTTGCTACCTCTCCAGTCTTTTTAAAATGGGCTACTGCTGTCTGGCATCCGGCAAAACCTTTTGTATAGCCAATTTTACCTAAAGGAACACCTGCCTGGGCGTAAACCCAGCTGCAAAATATTCCACACCACGCTACACCGTCTAAACCAAACCACTTTCCATATTTTGTTTTATTGCTGTTAAGTGGGCTTTCTTTTTGACCGACCTCCCCGAAAGCAATCGCAATTATTTTTTCTCCTTTTGTCATTGTTATTAAATTAAATCGTTAATATCGTTTTTAATCTCTTTACTACGTTTCAGTGTGCTCTTAAGCCATTTTATTATATCCTTGCCAGTTGCTTCTTCGTAATTTTCTTTAATAGAAGTAAACTCAATACTTACCAAAACCAGAGCAATAAGCTTTGTGAAAAAATAGTCAACCGAAAACCATATCTTCATAAACTCTGATAGTAGGTAATGGTCAATTATAAACAGAAGGATTATGCAGGCCTCATAGATGATCAGCTTACCTATGATATCGGACATATACCTGCTCTTAATTGGTTTCTTTAGCTTATTGGCTTTATACAGTCCGGTTACTGTATCTAAAAAGATTGCTATGGCAACTGCGATAAGTACACCCTGTATTGGAAGTAAAAAACCTGTAACGCCTGCAGTGATCGAATAAATGAATTTCATTTTGTTATAATTTCATTGATTAAGCTGGAGTTACAACAGCAGCGATTGGACTAATAACCCATTCTGCAGATGAAAGTTTTTTACAAGCGAACGACCCACTGGTATGAATTGCGTATACCGTATAACCCAAGCGTACACTTGGATATTTAGCATTTAAGGTAGTAAACCACCCGGAACTGCCGGTATAATTATTATCAATGACAAAACCTGTTTCAAGATCCAAAATTTTAGCATCCAATTGCGACTTATTAATTGGATGACTACCTAAAGTAGCATTAGGCACAATAGGGGCATCTATGAAAGTTAAAGTTCCACTCTTCGTAGTGGCACCATTTTTTATTATATAATTAGTAGCTACATTGTTGGCAGCAGTTGCTTGCGCTGAGTCCAACTGCCCTAATGCAACATATTCATTTGCATTTTGAGCGTTAGCTCCCCATACCCTACCAGCGGCCGTTACTCCAAAAACATCTGTGTTACCAACTTTAGCCCTAAGAACATCAGAAGCGTTTCCATTATTGGTCTCAAATCTATGTGCTACAGTATTTGTAGATTGAAAATACACATTAGTACCGCTAGCATTGCCGAAACTTATTCTGCTACCTTGTGGATTTGATCCTGATATAATATTTGCATTTAAAATTACCTGATCGGCAAATGTTGTTGCAGCAAATCCTATATCAACTTTTGCTACATTGCCTCTTTCCAATACCAAGTTATATCCATTGTTTGTTCCTATAGTCATGACTGTATTGAAACTATTACCGCCTTGTAAAATAGATCCAGCTGTAACTTCGTCCAGTTGCCCTTTATTTATGGCGTGACTTGCTAACGTACCGGCAGGTACGACCGGAGCTTCAGTAAATGTTTTAGTACCGTTTACAGTTGACGCTCCGCTTGAGGGTATATAGTTGGATGCTACATTATTTGCTGCTGTATTCAATCCTGAATCGAGTTGTGATTTTATAATCACTTCCTGTGGCAACACAGCAGCAGGAGCCTGTAAAGTTCCACCGTTGATAGGTTTAGTAACACCTTGTGGGGAGACCTCAAGTCGCTCTGTATCTACACCATTTAGATATGTAGCTACCCTGGCGGCACCACTAGTATCATTACCTTGCCTCGCACCTCTAAATGATGCCATTGTTTGAACACCATTCGAACTGGAACTTTCAATTTGCACGGCTATTCCACCACCAAATCCATCCTGAGAAGCAGCGCTGGTTTTTGCTACTGCTGTAATTGCGGCAAATGACTGAGCAGCTACATCTATTTTTCTTTTGAATTGGTATAATGAATTTGAATTTGAATCCCATGTGTGTGCACCTATCCAAGTTTTGTCACCTCCAATACTACCTTGATTCGTACTTGTCGTAACAACACTAGTTGCATCAGCCTTTAAATCAAGCTGAGCTTTATTCACAGCATGCACAGCCAATGTACCGGCAGGCACCGTCGGAGCTTCAGTAAATGTTTTAGCACCACCAATTGTAGAAGCTCCACTGGATGGAACATAACTCGAAGCAATATTGTTGGCTGCTAAAGAGAGACTTGAATCTAACTGGCTCTTTATAACTACCTCATTTCCATTTGTAGCAGGAATAGTAGTTACTTTTCCTGTAAAGTTTGCACTACCATCTACACCATTTATAAACCACGTCTGACCTGTCGCAAGTCCTGAATAACCTACTAATTTAAAGCCGTAATTGTGACGTATTTCCTTAGCATTATTGTATAGTTCCCAAACAGATTCACCTAAAGTGTTGATAGAGCTAATACCAAATTGGCCTTGTAATTTTAATCTCCAAGTATTGACAGCTGCCCCTCCTATACCTAAATTATCGTTAAAAGTTTTTTGACCTGTAACTGACTCAGTGATACTTCCTAACTTATGCAGTACTTCGGAGTCGTTAGATTTTAAGTCAAGTTGTCCCTTATTTACAGCATGATTTGCTAAAGTACCCGCAGGCACCACTGGAGCTTCGGTAAAAGTTTTAGTACCACCAACTGTAGAGGCTCCAATGGATGGAACGTAGTTAGTGGCAACATTATTGGCAGCAGTTGCGAGCGCTGCCGTTACCCATGATCTTTCCGCTAGCTGTTCCCATACACTGTTAACACCGCTATATCTTGATCTGTATCTGATACCACCCGTTACAGACTGAGAGTTAGCTGCAATATGTAATTGTCCTCCAAACATCCCATCAGTAAACATCATACTTAGAATAGATCCGGATGTCGGAAAGTTTATTACGTTCGAACCTCCATAACCCATCATTGTATTTAGTGAATTTGCATCAGCTGTAGCACCCAATTGGGTCAGACCGCCTCCATTACTATTCAAGGTTAAATATTTTGAGGAAAGACCATCCATTTGTCCTTTATTGACAGCATGATTTGCCAATGTACCAGCAGGAACCATCGGAGCTTCGGTAAATGTTTTAGCTCCATTAATCGACTCCACTATTGATCCTGTTCTATGAACTACTTCTGCATCGTTTGCTAATAATTTCCAGGGCTGCCATGCGCTACCATTCAATGTCCGGATAAACAGTTGGTTGATATTGTTTCCTAAAGCATGATAGGCCTGATAAACCTGTGTCGCAGAAAATCTAACAACCTCCAATTTACCCGCTTGGATGATAGGGTAATTAAGTTCTAAAGTAACACCTGTGTTATTGCGTTTAAGATATAGTCCTGTATCTAAATATGTATTTAAATCGGTATTTTCCGGAACATCCAAAACTTTGGTATCCAAAGTACCTGCCTTATCGGCTTTTAGACCGATTGATGCAGTTATATTAGCCAAAGCGGTTACTAGCCCAGATATATCTGTGATTGCCATCGCCAACCACAGTTTGAAACTGGATAGTGTGTATCGTTTAACTCTCGTTTGAGTGCTGTCATAACCAGCAACGTGTGTTATTCCGTTTCCATCATTTAAAAAATCACCGTAAGCTCCGCCAAACTGTTCTGTTTGGGTTGCAGTGCTAGCAGAATTAACGCCAATAGGCCAAAATCCTGTAGCATTAGAACCATTTGCATTTGCCTTTGTGTTTAACGCAGCCTGCAAACCCTGAATATTGTTTATTGTAACCGCAACAGAATCTACAATATTGCCCGTAGCATCTTTAAACTCTAGAAGACTTTGGTTTGAACCGTTAAATTCGACCGAATGCATTAAATTCGAAACAAAAGCACTTACCAGTACTTGACTTAAAACTTCGCCTGCATCATTTTTAAGTTCGAGCTTTTCTGTTGTGTCATTATAAAAAAACGTTGTTCCTTCGTTGTTTAAAAAAGCAAGATTCACAGTCGCTAAAATTGTTCCTTCACTGTTTTTGAGATACATTTCTGCCGCTGCCTGATTAACTGTAACCGTAAGCCCATTAACTGCTGCCTCTGTAGTAAAAGGCGAAGTACCGTCTCCGTTATTGACTAGTTGGGAAATATTTTTATTGCCACCCTGTTCAAGTATTTTTTCGAGATTTGGGACATCGGTAATTCTGCTATCGGTACTCGATACAAAATCATTTGCTGAAAATTTATTGGTATAGCTAATTCCATATAATCCCGGTGTACCTGTAAATTGGGCAAAATACAGTACATCATCTGTTTCGTAGCTAAAGTAATAGGTCTTTTGGCCTGTACCGCCTTCCGTTCCCGAATCATAAAAGTTCCAGTTAGAAGCATTAGCCTTAGCTATAAAATTACCATCAGCTACCACACCAAGATTTTCAATTATTGCATTCGATTGCCCTAATAAATCGTCTATTAAGTAATTACGAATGGTAATTTCTTCAAGATGCCTGGTAGAAATAGTAGTACCATTTTGTCCCCAGTTGCCTTTTCCAGGTTTAAAAAGGTATTTGTATATTTTTGTAACAGACAGTCCGTTCGGACCATCGGCTAACAATGAAGCTGTGATTATTACAGGTGTTTCTTTTGCAGTAATCACAATTTCCATAGCATTTAGCTTTTCTGCTACTGCCGCTACCACCGAGTATACAGGTACGTAATTAGGAGCCGGGCCTACAAATCCAGCATCTATTGTCCTGCCGGTATTATTTTGATCGATAATAGAACTGTCGCCTCCGGTAAGCCTTGAATACGTTACATCAAGTAAAGCGGCTTGTAAAGCAGCAGCTGAGGTGTAAGACGAACCATTAACTGTAAACTCTGAAAAATGGGTTAGTGAAACAAGCACATCTTTACGTTCATAACAGTTATAGAGCTCTATTTTATTGCCGTGTACCGCCGAGACATAGTTCCTGAAATATTGTATGCCATTAAGTGTGAAGTTTTTGTCGTTTAGCGAATTTATACTGTTCATGCTATACTATTTTTTTGAATCTTAGGCCATTTGCTGAGATTTGACAATGGTTAAAGTCGGTAGAGTGGGTTCTGCTTAAATACTTTTTTACATTTTCCCAAATCTGAAAAGCGGCGTCACGGTTAAGGCCGTAGATGGTTTTTTTAGATGATGCATCCGCAGGCATGCTGTTATCGTTGAGTTTTTCAACAACAGAATATGGGGTATCGGTAACAGATGAAAACATAATAATACGCGCATAGGTAAAATAAGCAAGAACCATTTTGAGTCCGTAATTGGTGTAACTAATGCTGTCAACTTCATAAATGCCGCCATTTAATAGTTCTTCAAAATCCGATGGACTGGCGAGAAGCTTATTGTAAAGGCTTTCTCCAATGAGTGGCTGAAGATCCAACAATTGCGCATCGAGTATCATTTCGTTAAGCTTGGCATCGTTGGCCGATTTGCTTATCTGCCTGTATTTAGCAATGTCGTTACGGGTTATCAGGGGCTGGCATAGCATCGGCAATCAGGTTTTGAGGTTCAACAACAAGGCTTGAAAAATCCTGAGAGCGTGCAAAGAGCTGATTGATAACAGATGTAAGCAGGCTGCGTTCTTTAGTCGTGTTTTCCCAATACGTGCGTTTCATCTCACGGATAGCCTCTCCAGAATTACCAAACATAGAAGACTCATTGTTTTTTACCAGTCCTGACGGAAGGTTATTAAACGCTACAAGTATGTTTTCGCGGACGCTGGTTTCGGTATAATTAAAAAGCTTATCGTCTATTTTACTCTCAATTTGCTTAATTAATATGGCATCTTCCAGCTTATCTCCTGCAAAATCCATTTCCAGGCATAAAACGCCGCCAGTATTTTCGGCACCCAAACTGTCTTTAATGGCTTTCTGAAACTGTTCTCTTTCACTTTCGGCATTCAAAAGGGCTTTACTATCTAATCCTTCGCCTACAAGGGGACGCGTAACTACCAGGGTATTACCGAAAAAGCCTTTGCGAAGCAGCTTGTTTTTATAAATCGATGCCTGTGCTTCACTGTCGCAATCTTCGGCAACGGAATCAATACGCGATAAAGGATAAAGCAGCTTGGTGTCCATATTTACATAAAGTACCTGACCTTTATAATGCTCCCATCCTCCGGCTTTTTCTACCTGTGCATCAATCACTTTTTTGCGCGGGTTAAAAACATCTATCAATTGTATATCTGCTTTTTTTGGTTTGAGCCATTCTTTGCAAATTGCAATCTTTCCGGCATAGTCATTACTATCGGTACGGCCTATGCGGCACCACTCAAACGGAATAACGCTAAAGTCGCAAACCTGATACAGTGCATTCCAGTTCACATGAATAAAAACGCCGCGCTGCTTTACCAGGTCATCAGCTACATCGTCGGCAAAATCTATCAGTTTCAGTTTCTTTTCTTTATTAATGATAAGCCTGTCGTTTTCTGCGCCATATCCTTTACCGATAAGATATTGCACCATGATACTGGCAGCCGACTTTGCCGTAACACTATTGTTGATAAGCCTGTCCATACGTTCGGGGTAGGCGTTGTCGGTATCGTTAGCATAAACATCTGCCGACTTATTCCAGGGCGTTAGCCTTTTCCATACATCTATCAGCAGGGTTCTCATTCAGAGGACGGGTTGGCAGAAATACTTCCGGCGGATGCCGTATTGTTTTTAATGACTTTTGTTTTCTTAACCGGAACTTCAGTTGCTTTTGGCATTTGGGCGAAATAACGCTGACCGTTATTGTGCTGTAAAAGCTTTTGGGCATACGCATCCGTTATATTGGCGTTGTTAACCAGTATGGGAGATCCAAATTCAAGCGGAATATTTTCGTATTTGGCATGAAGCCTGTAATTGCATGAGTTTGCCATGGCTTTAAAATGGTTTTTGTACCTGTTGAGGTAGTCGGTTAAACATTTAGGGCAGGAGGGATTTACTTTTTCCTTAAAAATGGAGGTGTATTCTTTTAAAAACAACTCCAGATAGCGCTCACCGCTACCCGTAACAGAACGGGTAACGGTGGCAATATCCATAGTGGTAAAGTCCATATAGCCTTAAGCCTGTAAGAACTTGTTATTGAAAATGGTTTTGGTAGCAGCATACGTTTCGTCAAGAAGCGTACGCGGCATAGTAGTCTCTTCATAACCATCGGCAGAAGAAAGCTCGAACACGATCATGTTGTCGTTTTCTTTAGAGTTGTTGGTCATAGTCATTAGCTCAAGTCCGCTTGATAATCCTAAGATCTCAAAGGCATCTTTACTGTCGGCACCTTTCCATACCTGTTCTAAAACCACCACATATTTAGCACCTTTAGCAAGAGCGTCTGCCTGTTGTTTGTTAGCAGCGCTTGGGTTAAAAATTACACCGCTAAAAGCGTGCTTAAATTTGTCGGGGGCGTTTTCCTTTTTAACCAACTCCCACGCTTTGCCGTTGCTTTGTTTTACTCCGCTAAGCAGGTGGCCCGTTTTACCGGTCTTAAGTTGAAGGTTTGTAACCAATATACGGTTTGTAGCGTCGGTAGTGGTGTTTACTACATCTATATCGTCTTTGGCGATAAGTATAACATTTTGTTCTATACCCCCAATTGGAGCGTTAGAGCAATCGAATAATATATCTGTTGTTAGGTTTCCTGTACAATCTACTGGCATGTTGTTTTTGTTTTGTGAGAAGTATTGTTTGGTTATTTGAGCCGGGTTGAGGCCCTGAGATGTTAGGTTTGAGTAAGTAACTTTAAACTTTAAGCCTGAAACAGCGCAGCTTAATACGCTGCCACCGTCATATAGCTTTCAAGATGTTTGGCATCTATAGTATATGCAGCGTCCATAATGTTTGTTTTAAGGGTTTTGTCGTAGAAAACATCCAGTTTGGTAAGGTCTTCTTCGCTTAATGTACCCACCGGGATATTACTTTTGGTGGTAAATACCGCCCTGTGTGGAAGGTTCCATTTTGTAGCGTTATCCTGGTAGGTTTTAATGTACCTGTCCCAGTCGTAACGTACTTTAACTTCTATACCGTCAAAGTATAATTTCGGACGTCCTTCTTCAACCACTTCAAGGAAACCTGACCCTAAGTTTCTGTTACGAAGCGTAGCACGGTAGTTATCGGCTAAAGAGCGTGTGGCAAGGATAAAGCTGTCATCGGCAGACACAAGCCTTTCATCGGCAGCAGTTACCATTTTTTCAAAGATGGCAAGGGCGGCATCTTCGGCAAGTGCCTGTCCTGCGTATGACGTTCCTGCATTCGCCGAAATAGCTACGCGGTTAAGCGCATCGCTTGGAACTTCGGTAAAGATTTGTTTGAAAAGACCATCGAAAGAATCAAAGTAGCCAAGATCAGTTCCGTTCTTAAACACACCACCATTGGCAACGGTCTCGGCAGCAGTATCGTTAAACCATATCTTGCGGTGCATGTTCTCTAGCATGGCAGTTTCTACCGCAGAGATAATTACACCAAATTCCTGCGTGCCAACTGCATCAAAAAAGTCGGGGTTAATACGTTGCGATTTCCTGAACAATTTTAGCAGCGCAGGCATATCGGTCTGGCAATGTTTCAGCCTAAAGTCTTCCAGAACCGGAGTCCAGAATTTCTCTGTCAGTTCAAAACCACCCGCTTCGTTAGGAGTACAGCCAGTAGTTTTTTTACCTAGTAAACCTAACCTTCCGGCAAAGGCAATCTGGGTTTTTACGTCGATACCCGTTTCAATTTCGTGGAATTCGGCAAGTTCGGAGTCGTTATAAACCCTGTTAAAAATTACCTCGCTTACTGTTTCGGCCTCGCGGGCATTAAGTGTTAGAGCGTCTGCATTTACAAGAGCCATTATTTTGTGTTTTTATGCTTCAAATATTCTTTCATACCTGCAAGTTTGTCGCCTTCACCGGCTTTGCGATAGGTTGCTTTTTTACCATCTACGCTAAAGTTTGATGTTACCTGGCGTTTCAGTGCCAATACTTCGCTTTTTATAGCCGTAAGCTGTCTTTTAAGGGCTTTGTTTTCTGTGCGAAGAGCAGCAGCTTCTTCAGCGTCTTCTTCCGGTTCGATGATCTCTGTAAGCTCGCCCGCAGTAAACACATAAGTAAAGCCATCGGGTAAAAGGAATTCGCCTTCGGCAGGCTTGCCGTCTACAGTGGCTGTAGCACCTACTTCAATTACAGCATCATCGGGCAGGTCGGTAAAATCAATTTCGGCACCTGTAGCATCCTGAATTACTTTGTTAAACATGTTGTGGTGTTTGAACTTGCCAAGCACTTTTTCAAACAGGCTTTCCATCCAGTGCCTGTCCTTTTCGGTAAACGATCCGGTCATAGTGGTAGTTTTGGGTTTTAAGAAGGCTTTAGCGGCAGCTTTTACCTGCTGCGGGGTGGTGGTGAAGCCCAGGGCGGTGAGTTGTTTGCCCGTAAGCCAGGTTTCGTTTTTAAGTAGCGGCATTATGGCCTGCTCTTCAATACTCAGGGCTTTGGTGTAAAAGCCAACCATTTTCTTTTCTATGGATCGAAGCTGGTCTGCAAACTGTTCCAGCTCATCGGCAGTACCCATAGAGCCTCCCCAGGGAAGGTGAATCATAAATGGGGTGTTTTCGCGTATCTGCCTTTTGGTGCCTGCCATAAAAATTACGGTGGCAATACTGGCTACAATTCCGCTGCCTATGGTGGTAACGGGCTTGCCAAGAGATTTAAGGTAATGGTAAATGTCGAAACCCACATCTACCAGTCCGCCTTCGCTATTAATGTGTACGTTGTAGGCAGTTGCTTTTGGCTGTTTTTTTACCTGGCCTATTACATCAATCAGCTCTACACCGGTAACACCATCAAAAGTGCCTATCTGGCCGGAGATATAAATGTTTCCTGTCATTCATTAGATTTAAAATTGAAAAATTTAATGATTGAAAGATTGAGGAGAATTGAAAGATCTAAATATTGAAGGATTAAAAGATTGAGAAGATTGGTTAATTTGAAGATTTGAAAATGAAAACTCGGTAAGATTTTAGAATTGATTTTCCGGAAGTCAATTGAATACTTTTGGGTTGCTGTGCATTTTCAAATTGGAACATTTTCAAATCTTCAAATCCCTAATTATTACACTGCAAAGGTACGGCGGGTTTTTGGGTGTTTACTGCAATGGGTTTTGCAGTGGAAGACTAATATAGATATGTTTACTGTGTTGTATAGAGACATAGCAGCGCTACGTCGCTACCTGGATAATTGAATGGAAAGTTTGGTATATTTGGCCAGCAATACATCATTATGAAACATTTCCTTGCCCTGGCCGCTATTCTTCTTTTTATCAGTTGTAAAAAAGCTGAAACCACAACTGTAAAACAAACAACAGCAACAGATACTCTTGCTGTTACTTCCGCGGATGGCAAAACTAAGGTTTATATAAAAGACAGGTCAAAATACGACCCTTCGTTTATTAAAGCTATAGAGCGTTTTAGCGATACTTCTATTGGGTCTATTAAGGTTATCGACGGTTACGTTCAAATGGATAATGATACCATAATACACTTCCCTTCGGAATTACAAATGGATGAAACGTATGAATTTTTAGCTAACAATCAGAATCATCAGTACAGGCTTACTGTAACTAAGATTAATCATACATCAGTACATTATATATTCATTATATCTGTTGGCGAAAAAATCACCTTCACATCTAACAGTAATGCTCATCTGAATATAAGTTTTCTTTTAGCAGGCGAAGTGCCCGAAGATGAAGAAACAGGTGAGTCGTATCGTGCTAATGAATATGATAATGACTACAGTAAAGACGGACGTTTTGAACTGCTTATAGGCAGTGCAGACAAAAAAGGAAGGCTTAGGGCTGTTGTTCGCAATTACAACAAAGATAAAATGTTTCCGCCGGAACTTGAAAATATGCCAACACTCCGTCAAATTATTACAATAGGCGAATAATATAATTGTTTCCGGGTTAGACAACTATCTTCCCTCCATAAAAGCAATCACGTTAAACATGGTGCGTTCGCTTACTTTATATTCTTCGGCAACCATGCCGGCTGCCCAGGTTTTCTTTGGTTTGCCATATTGTTTTAGTAGCAGTTCGGTTTCTTTAAGGTAGGCTTCGTAGTATACTTTCCAGTCGAGTATATGCACGGGAATTATGCTCTTCCCCATAAGTTTTATAAGATCGTCTCCAAGGCTTGTTATAGTTTCATAACGGGTCATTTACCATTTATTTTCGGGACAAATATCGTTAGAGCGCACTTTGGCACTAAGAGGGCAGCTGCATATTTTGCAGTATGTGCCTTCAATCTCTTTAAGGCTGTCTTTTATAAAGGCGAGCAGTTTGCCCTGCCGCGAATGTGGACACGCAGCGCAAACAGCTGCCCTTTTTTCTGCAATGTTTTCGGTTACTTCGCTTTTATCTATATAGTTTTTCCAACCGTTAAGAATATGATCTAAAGTGTTCAATACTATTTTTTATGTAAGAAATATTGTCGGATTATATTTTTTATATATTTGCAGCATTATAAACCATTTAAATTATTTATACGCCATGAAAAAAATCATGTTATTACTTGCCTTACTGTTAAGCTTTATTGCTGTTGCTCAAAAAAAAACTACTACTAATAATTGTAGACTTGATGGGTATTTTAATGATAAAACCAATGAGATGAATTATACAACACCTCTCGTTGATGGTATTATCCTTAAAAAGATAAAAAATATTAAAGACAACATAAGCTACATAGGAATGGTAGAAGCTAAATCTACCACTAAAATTACTGGGAATGGTGTGCAACTACTTTTCGAAAACGGCGATTTTATTAGTGATCCTGAAGCAAAATTAGTAGAACAAAAGCTGGACGATGGGAGCTTTTCTTATGTTGCGGTATTTATAATTAGTGACGCAGATATTAACTCTTTTGCATTGAGCAAATTAAAAGGTGGTAAAGTTGGTACTGTTATAAAGCTGGTTTCTCAGGGAGATGAGATAAAAAAGATGGCCCGTTGCCTTATTGATAAATAAAATACCAAAAACTCCCCGAAACAGCGGGGAGTTTTTCTTTTTAAAAATTAGCCGCATCCCTTACTTTTACATAACTGTTGCCTTCTGTAATTATATCCTGTACGGCTACTACCGGAGGCGGTAAACTTCTGTTAGCTTGTGCTATTTTTAGTGCCAGTTCGTCGGTATTAAGGCTTTGCTGTGCAATTTCCCGCGACACTATACCACCTCCTGCAAAATAATTGGGAGCCGAAGCCCCACCTGCCGGGAATGCGTTATTAAATGCCATAAAGTGGCGTGCCGCATTTCGGTTCATAACGCCAATTAATTCTCCCTGTTCGGCTTCAAACTGTGTGCCGTCTGCACCGGTAAACATGGTTCCGCCTGCACTGTGCCTGTTGCCGCCAATGTTAAACAAAGCTCCTTTCTCTGCTTTAGGCGCTTTGGTAGAGGCTATCTTTTTAACGTTTGCCAGACCGGATACTACAGCTGCCCCGGCTGCAATACCACCAAGTGCCGGGCCAACAATTGGTATGCCCGACATTGCCTTGTAAGCTGCCGTTGCAGACTGATACGTATCTATAGTGGTTTGGGCTATAGCCATAGCCTTACCCGCTGCACTTTCTTTGCCCATTATAGTGGCAAGGTTGCCAAAGGTAGAAGAAGCAAGTTCCAGCTTATTATTAAGTACGGCTGCCTCTGTGTCCTGCCTCATTTTTGCATACTTTTTCTCTATAAGGTCTTTATTTGCACCTGTAGCTTCGGCGGCCTCAAGCTCTTTTGCTTTTTGCTCATCCAGGCGTGCTATTTGTACACCAAGGTTGTAATCGTAGTTTGCAGTGTCTGTTGCCATCTTGTTTTCAAGATCTATGGCATCTGCCGATTTTTGAGCTTCTTTGCGTTGAAGTTCCAGTTGTTGCTGTGCTTCTGTATCTGCTTGTTTTAAACTATTAAGCTGAAGGGTAAGATCCTGTTCGCTAATGAGGTTGTTCGCTTTTTTTTCTTCAAGAAATTTTATTTCTTCGCTAAGTGTATTGGCTAACCGCGCCTTCTCTGCGTTAAAAAGTTCTTCCGAAAGAAAAGTACCGTCTTTAAGCAGTGTCCGGTTCTTTTCTTTAAAGGCATTAAGCTCATTCTGTGCATTTTCTACAGCTACACGGCTTTGAGTTTCGGCCAACTCTTTTGTAATGTTTGCATTGGCAATATCCTGCCTAAGTTTATCATTGGCAGTTTTTTTGGAGGCATTAAATTCTGCCAGGGCAATTTGTCGTTTCTTATCGGCTACAGCCTGAGCTAACTGTAATTCATCGGTCATTGCCTTTCCTTTTATACCCTGATTTGCCAGCAGCAGTTCCAATTCCAGTTTTTGACCCTCAATAGCGTCTTGTACCTGTTGCGCCCTTTTTTGTTCTTTTTCCACACGTTTTCGGGCTTCATCCTGTTCTGCTTTTTCGCGTGCCTGCTGTTGTTTATTTAAACTGTCGGCATACTCCCGGTCTATTTTTTGCTGCCTTGCTATAGTTTCATTAGCAATTTCGTCTTTTTTCTTCTCTGCGGCTTTAAGGGCTTCTATTTCTTCATCCGAGAATTGCTTCACCTTTTGCAATTTTTGCAGGTAAGCAAAACCTTCTTTCTGAAGCCGCTTTTCTTCTTCCTGGGTTAGGTTAGCACCGTTTTTTAAAGCCCGTACAGCAAGGTTGTACGATTCATTCCCCTGTTTTACCCTTGCATCAAAGGCTTCTTGTTCTTTTTGCTCAAGCTGGGTTACGGCGTTTTCTCTTTCTTTTTCGGTAAGTGTCATGTCCTGCGATTTTCGTCGCAGTTCGTCCAGTGCATTGGCATTTTTTTGGGCGGTAACCTCCTGTAGCTCCATCGCTGCTTTTAATTCCTGCTGTGCTTTTTTAAGATTATATGCTTCGGTAGCTGCCTCTGCAGCACCTACAGTGATATTACTGAAGAAATCTGAAACAGATTCGCCGGCAGTAAATAGCCCGGTAAATGCATTTTTTACCGTTTCTATAACTGCGCCTACTCCTGCCATAACCTGTTCTACCTTTTCTATTATAGGTGTAAAGTTTTTGAATACAGCCATTCCCAATTGTACAGCAACAACAATAGCGGTAAGTATTGCACCAATAGGGTTAGAAACAAATCCCCAGGCGGCTTTAGTCATTCCCACGATACCGCTGCCTATACCTTCAAAAGCACCTTTAACCAGCGGCCCCACTCCGCCAGCCTCCTGCGCACGCGATACCAGCCCACTTAATCCTCCGTTAAATATATTTATCTGATTAAACGAATCGGCTACCTGTTGTTTGTAGTCATCCATCGTAGTAATTAATTTAGCATGTGCCGATCCGTTCTCTTCAAGCCAGTTATTGTTCTCGAGCAGCTTGGCGTTTATATTTGCCAGCCTTTTTTCGTAATCGTCATCGTTGCTGTTAAGCTGTTTCTTTAGCTCTAGGAGGCGTTTGTTATTGGCTACATAATCATTTTCGCTGTTATTAACCTCATTTACGGCTTCTTTTACAGCCTTTTTAACCGATACTAGCTTGCCATCTTCTGTAATTTGTGCCGATAGTGCCTGGGTTTGCAACCGTTGTGCTGCGGTAAGGCTTTTAAGGGCAGCCTCGTTTGCCAGAAACTGCAAAGTTCCTTCCTTGCCTTTTTGGGCAAGCTTCTCCTGCTTATCCCGTAGGTCTTCTATTTGCTGTGTAGTTTTTTGTAAGCCCTTTACCAGAGCTTCGGTGTCCATATCCAGCTTTGCAATTGTTATATTTTTTGCCATGTGGGTGCTGTATGCAAATATTAGGGAATAATTACTGTTCTCGCTGCGGGCAGCATAACTGTAACCTTGTTACTAAGCTGTCCGTTGGCTCTTACCTGTAGGTTATAATACCCTCTGTTTAGCGTAATAGTTGCCGGGCTGCTGCCATTCCACGGTAATGAAACCCAACCCATATTGTCCAGTAGGTATTCTATAACAACCCCATCAACGGTTTCGCTGGCCTGAAACGACATTTCTACAGTAAATAGGTTTACCACAACCCTTGTAATCTTTATGGTAAATGGCTCAAAAGCCTGATTGCTCACCTTTATAAGTTCGCACCGTACAGGTTTACCCGGGACATAATTTGTTATTTTATTCATTAAAAAATTTCCACCAAGCTGCTCTATGTAATACCGCTTTTTAAAATCTAAATTTATAATATCGGTATCCTTTAAAAACAGTTCGGCGGTAACAATACGTGCCTTGTCCAGTATTTTTTGAAGTGTTATGTAGTAATTGCTCACTATATCGCTAAATTTTAACCCGGCAAATGTTTCGCAAAAATAGTAGCTAAAAGGAGCGAAGTCGGCTAACAAATCCGACTTAAGCATTATCAAATCCTGTACTTTTTCCTGACGTAAAAAATAGTATCTCTTATCTAGCGATTTGTAGTTTATTGTCTGTGCATTAGTTTCTGCATCCCTGTCTATCTCTTTATCCCAAAGCTTATAAACATTGGTCTTACGGTTAAGATAATTCACCTGCGTTTTTTCGGGGCTGTATATTTTAGATTTAATTACGTCCCTGTTTTCGGCAATGTTTACGTTACTTAAGGGGATAAACGAATCGTTATGGCTGCTCTCTTTCTCATTATAATTGTAACGAAGCCAGTTTTGCTGTGCATAGTTGCTATACAGGTAATTTTCGGATATTTTCTTAGCAAATTTTCCGCTCCAGTTCACTATCTCAGATTGTTCCAGGAGTTCTTTAAGAGTTAAAAAAATGTATTTTTTGGTAGTTGTATCCTTGTACATGGTAAGCCCAAAACGATGAACAATTTCGTTAAGGAAATCGCGCATGCTAAAATCACTCAGGATAGTGTCGAAGTCAAATACCCCGGCTTCAATTTTTGTGAGCTTAACGGTTAGGCTGCTTCCGGAATCGATAGTAAATATATTATAAGGTCTCTCGGATGTTGCACTTATACCCAGACAGATGGCATCACCTTTATTGAGTGAAAGAAATAGGGTTTTAGAAAATTCGCGGTTTTGGGCAAGCCCGTTGAGCAACGTTTCTGAAGCGGGCAGGGTTAAGGGCGATTTAGATTGCGCATTCTTTCCTAAAACAATAGTACAATCAGAAGGTATAGTGCCCGACGGATTGCCCTGATACGTATACACGTATTTTTTGGTGTTTAATTTTCCTGAAATTTCCAGTTTATATCTGGCGGTTTCCGGCACTATAAGATGTGTGTTATCATGGTTTGTAATGCCTCCGCTATTCTCTTGCGTATCTATAAATCTTGCAAAATACTTTCGTATATAGTTGTAAGGCTGTTTTACCTCGCCTGTAAAGCCGTAGTTTGAGCTTTCAAACAAAAGGTCTTCATTTTCTACACTTTTTATACCCATGGGGTAGGTCATCCATAAGTTTTTAAAATCGTCCGATTCAAAGACCTTTCCCTCATAGCCGTAGCCCGTTATATCATGCACTACTTCAAATATCTTTTCGTACAGCCAGGGCACATGAACCGACGGAACCAGGTAATCAATATTAATAGAAGGCAGGTTGCCCGGTGTATAGTCGCTTTTGCCGTTAAAATCGGCCAGAATATATTTATACGGAAGTATTGTGTCGCCAACCCAGGTTGTAATAATGGTCGTTATATTTTTTTCATGCGTAAGCTTTTTCAGATCCAGATCGGCAAGCGATTTATTTTCAATAGCCTTATACAGGTCTATAATACCATCGTACACCACCACTTCATAGCTTTCTCCACCATCGGTAACTACAGCCCAGCCATTGTACACAAAGCATTCGCCGTTGTCGCTATAAAGGCTGCATTCGTTTTTTTGATAGGGTATGTTAGAGTCGTTTCCTGTAAGAGTTAAAAAGTTCATTATTCTAATGTTCGTTGCTGTTTTGGGCAGCCTGAACTTATTGGTGTAATTGGTTTGCCGGTTGTCGAGGCTGTTAAGGTCGTTAACCTGTTTTGTTTGTGCTATAACCTGCCCGGCATCGAGTTCGGCAAGCTGCCCGTTGATGTAAAGGAGCATGTATAATGTATTTGGGAAGTCTTTATTGTGAGTTGCAAAGTTTCAAAGTAGCAGGGTCCTCACCCCAGCCCTCTCCAAAGGAAAGGTGGACAGCATCACTCTTGTTTTTTTTGGTTGATAAATTTCACACAATTGTGTTCCCTACCCTGGAGAACATTAAGGGCGACTTAGGTGCATTTTTTAAAAGCAGCTGACCTTATGACTTTCGCTTTTATGACTTTCGATCTTGTGTGTTATTAAATTGTAAACAACTGGCTAACAGTTGAATCTTAACATTGGATGTAAGAAAAATTTACTACTATTGAGATGAAAAGAAAAAAATAATTTGCTATGAAAAAAATTGCTTTATTACTAGTTGCACTGCCTTTTATGGCGTGCTCTAACGACGACAGCCAGCCGGCTTCCGCGACTACGGAAAAATTTGGCGACCAGACCAATCAATTTGCACCGCCATCGTGGCTACAGGGAACATGGGCTCCCGATGCGGCTAACACTAACGGGCAGCAGTATAATTTCACTTTTACAAGTGATAACATTTGCAGTGCTTCGGCGGCGTCTAACGGTATTTGCTGGAAAGAAGCAGTAGAAGGTTTAAATGCCCAAAATGTAGAGTATACCATTAATCAGCAGGTTACTCCAACAACCTACACCGCGGGTTATATTACCAACGGAATAGTAGTCTCTGTACAATTCACCAAACTTGCCGATAATAAGATTACCGTGTTTGTACCACAGGGGGCAAACCCTCAAGGCGTGACAGGCGAACTGATTAAGCAGTAGTCAGTTTCAGAGTGTCAAAGTAGCAGAGTTTCAAAGTTATTATGACAGTTAGAGTTTCAGGGTAGCTTTTATACTTTGAAACTCTGTTACTCTGCTTCTTTGTTACTTTACATTACAAACTCTGCGTATACCTTACCGGTAACTCTATATCAAAACTAAAATTGGTTAGGGGCTGCTTAAAGTTCTTAAGTCTTGCCGAACCTGTTTTAAGTGTTACTTCTGCCCAGTTGCGATAGCTGTTCTGCGAAAATGGCTTTCCGGTAAACAGGTATATTTTAGGGCTATCAAGTATACCTTCAACAATGCGGCGTTCGTCTTCGGTAAGCAGTTCGGCAACAATTTTTAAAGAATCCTGACTCGTTTTACCTATTTGCAGTGTTCGCCCAAAGCTGTTCTCTACATTGGCATTGTCGCTGTCTATTTCCCCGTTGTATTTCGTGCTTCGGTCTATCGCGTAGGTGTCCTCAAAAAGCCAGTAGCTATAGCCTCCCAAGGCATTAAGCCATTTTAGGTACACACCGTTGCGATAGGGAATCTTTTCTACTACTGCACGTGTCTGTCTCGTGCTATACGCAAGCCGTAATCTGTTAGTGCCTTCGGCGAGCGGCAATACAGTTTCAAGGGTTTCGTCTGATCTTCCGTCAGAAAACACAAGCCGTGTTACATTACGTGCCGGAGAAAAACTTCGCGCCAGCCCATTGGTTTCATTAAACACTTCCAGTCCGTTAAAGATGATAAGAAATCCAACCGAATTAAATATCGATATATCAAACGGGTAACCCTGCCAATATTTAAGGTAGTACTCTTGTGCTGAATCTTTTTTGAAAGGCGAAAGCAACAGCATATTGTTTTTGGCAAGCCTTGTGTAGCTGTCAATCTGCTGTGAGCCTGCAATCCACGCAAGCGATTTGGTTATCGTATCCGGACTTTCGCCGTTGTGGGCAACGCTAATGCTGAGGCTTCCGGTAAGAAAAGTGCCATCGGCAAAAGAGTAGGTAAAACTCGATGCGCTTCCGCTGATGATGTTGGCCTGCAGCGTATCGTGAAAATTACGGGTATTAAGAGCCGCCGCAACATACGGCTGAAGGTTAATATAAAACTGCCCCTGTGGATTAGGATATAACCGCGCCGAAAAATATACTTGTGGCTCTGTGTCGGCAAGCAGAATTAATGAAGATTCGGTTAAGGTAACGTCGGCATATAGTGGTGGGAGTGCCTTGTTGCTATAAAACCTGATAACATCATTGTTGTATGCCATCCGCAGTTTAGCCTCGTCTATATCATTTACAAATTGTATCATGCCTGTAGGGTATCTAAATAATCAGAAATCTTTAGGGTAAATTCATTCAGCTGGCATTCGCCGATCTTGTCTAGTATCTGCTGAATACGCTCGGGTGTTACAACGCTGCTAATAAGATTCGTGCCGCCGTTTGTGTTTCGGTTCCAGCCTTCACGGCCTATTTTGCGGGCAATAAGAAATGCAAGGCTGCTAATGGTCATGTTTTTCTCCAACCGGTTGGCAATGCCTTTGTCTTTCAGCCATTGTTCTATGGCTTCGCTGGGTGGCTGCTTGCCTGGCTTTCGTCCGTTTTCCAGTTGCTCGCCATGTTCATCCTGAAGAAGCTCTGCGCCGTTATCCGAAACTTCAACCGAAAGGCTCTCCGCCCACCGCCCTGATGCCCGCATGCCCAGCTCATCATATTTGGCGATAAGCTCGTTTTTAAGGGCTTCAAATTCGGTAGCCAACAATTGACTCGTATTACTCATGGTTAGCCGGTATATGAAGCTTATAAGAACATAATAGTCCGTCCATATTAGCATCGAGGGCATCGGTAACATCTATATTGTCCCATTGGTTTACTTCAATGCCCAGGCAGGCAAGGCTGTTGCCGATGTCCTTAAACACAGCAAGCAAGGGTTCAATGTGCTGGGTGTATTTAGAGGTTGCTGCATTTCCTGTTTCGGAGAAGTAATTCTGGTCGAAGTCGCTCTGCTTTACCAAAAAGAATTTCCCTTCGTAATTGGCGGCTACAATCTGCGTACCACTTTCATTATACTCGCTTTTTCGGTTGGTGAATTCATGTAGTAGGTAAGTGGTGGCTGCTTCAGCTGATCCGTCCAACAGGTTCAGCGCGGCTTTTTTGCCGTAGTGATAGGTGAGGTTGTTATCCAGGGCTATGTCCTGTACTATGCGTACTATGTCTTTCATTTTTTGTTGTGGATTTGGTTATGTGGTAATTCGGGTATCTGAAGCTTCTTTATATCGAAATTGCTTTTTTTCCATTTCGACCGAAGCGTAGTAACGAAATCTCTAATAAGGTTGAGTAAGACTTCCCCTCCTTTGGAGGGGTGGCTGCAAGCCGGGGTGGTTGTCATAAAAAATACTACTAATGAACCACCCCACACTACGGGCACCCCTCCAAAGGAGGGGAAGGGGAGATGAATTGATCCGCCCAAATCCGCGTCATCCGCGTTCCATTTGATAATGGGAGGTTTACTATATCTTTTCAGGTTTGTTTTTAATTACATGCGCCATGTCATTTCGACCGTAACGCAGCGTAGTGGAGACTCGAGGTTGAAAACCGACAGGCAAAGCAAATCTCAGATAAGTATATGGGATTAGAAGAGATTCTTCAATTCCGCTACGCTGCATTCAGAATGACAGCAACGATGTAATCCGCGCGCTCAATCTGTTTTGAGTGAATTTCCAAACAACCAAACAACCAAATCCACAAATAACCAGATTAACCTCTACTTATCTTCCTGTACTCTGCCTCAACTTCATTCTGTGCTTTGGTTTGTGCCAGCAGGCTGAATATCTCACTATAAGCCTTTCGCCCGAGGTCAAATGGGTACTGCCCAAATAACTTGCCCAGTTGTAGTAACGGAAGCGTGTCACTATACGGTTTCAGTTTATCGGCACCGGCCATTTCCCAAAGGTGACTGTCGGTACTCAGGGAGGCGAGGAGTTTGTTTTCGGTGATAATGGCGCGTTCAAATTCGGCAATCACAAACTTTTTCGCAGCGAAAAAATCGGTTACAGTGGCTTTCCAAAATGTTTTTTCATCGATGTCAAAGCAAATTTCAAAGAGTTGGCGGACACCATTCCAGTCGGATATCTTCGGCAGCAGCCTTATGCAGTATTTTACATTGGCATAAGGCATGGTATTGATGTTCATTTCCTTACTGCAAAAACTGTTTTTTGGGTTGAGGTGATCCAGTATAAGGTCGTAGGCAATGGTATCCCGAAGGAGGGTGTATTGTTTGAGGGAGATATTTTTCATGTAGCGTTATTTGGTTATTTAACACACTCTTAGCCCCTTCCGCCGCGGCGGAGGGAACTTCATTCTTGTTCATATATAGTCAATGTTTGTCATTTCGACCGTAGCGCAACGTAGTGGAGACTCGAGGTTGAAAACCGACTGGCAAAGCAAATCTCAAACAAGTTTATGGGATTGGAAGAGATTCTTCGACTCCATTGCATTTCGCTCAGAATGACAGCAACTGAAATAAATCTGCGGTTATCAGCCTAAATCCGCAGCTTGCCCAGCTTTAGCGGGTCATCCGAGTTCGAAAACAAATAACTGAGACTGCGCTAAAAAACTATCCAACCCTTACTCTCGCCGAATAATCCTTCCTCAACGCAAACCAGTAACGCATCATGATGCTGTCCCATTCGTCGGGCGATCGTCCGATGAGTTCCTTAATACGGTCTTTGGCAATGATGCCCTGGCGTCCGTCCTTATCAATGTCTTTTAGTTTAACCTGTTCCATTTCTTCGGAGGTAGTTTGGCGAACCATAATATCATCGCAAATTTCTCCGGCAAGCCTGTTGGTAATCATCTCAGCCATTTTAATGGAACACTGACTCTTCAGGTTATCAAAATTGGGTTTTACGAACGTTGTACCCTCACGCATTTCAAGAGGTGACGAGTTGTTGACAAATCCTTTGCATTTAAGAAAGTCGACAACGCCACCACCAACACCGTCTTCATCGGCAATAATGTTAGACAGCGCAATGCCGTGTTTCGACTGTAATATTCGTGCCCTGCCCACCACCTCGTCGAGTCCGCTTTTGGCAATTGATTCCCGTTTTATGCACACCCACCCGTGCCAGATGCGGAACACCGTTTTGTCCCTGCCCTTTCGGGCGACATCTATGGTCATGAATTTAGCACCGGAGGGCGAAAGGTGAGTTGGTGTGAAATAGTCGGCAATGCTGTCGTGGTCAATTAGGGTAGCCGGGTCATCGTCATACTCCCAATTGCCAAAATAAAGGCGTTCGCGACTGTTCTTGTCGAGTCGCAAAAGCGATTGCAGATAACTCGGGTGCAGGTACGGATTATCTGTCGGTAAGGACTGAATGAATTTGCGGTAGGGGGCAAGCCTGCTTTCGCGTGTGGTTTTGTAGAACTCTTTGTACGTCCAATTTTTGGCGGGGTTGCAACTGCCCAGCATTTTTGGGATGAGGTTAAATTCGGTAAGTTTGTACCTGATTCGGGATTTAACGATCTGCCATGCCGAATAGGCTACCTGATTGCATTCGTCTATAAAAGCACCTGTAATTTCCAGCGATCCCAAACTGTCGAAATTAGGATCTGAAGGATATAAAAACAGGTCTTTCAGAATGATCTCACTGCCATTTTTCCAGTAAACAATATGATCGGTCGACTTATACGTAAACTGACCGCCCAGCTTCAGCATCGTAGCCAGCTCAAAGAAGGTATTGAGCGTAGTTTCCTTTAGGGTTTTTAGCTTGCTTCTGCCCATAAGCCAGCGTGTGCCGGGGTATTTCTGGCACATTTCCATAAGCCAAAGGCAGCCCAGGGCACTCTTGCCGCCACCGGCAGCACCGCCGTAAAGTACCTCTTCGGTTACATTGTCTTTCAGAAAATAAATGGCATGTTCCTGCTTAATCAGCAGTTTCATAAGGATCAAGGCCGGAGCCCAGGTTCAAGGTCACGGCTTTATCGTGGGCATCGTCATCGTCAGAGTACTTGTCGCTCCACAATTTAGGGTTGCGGTTCTTAAGCCAGAACTGCTGACTCCTAAAGTCGGCCGGAATGTGTTTTTCTACTTCCACGATCTCTACGCGTTCCTTCTCTACGCGTTTGCCGTTATCGTCATAATAAATCTCTTTGCATTTTATAGCCTGCTTGGTGGTAATAACCCTGTCCAGCGTTGCCTGGTACAAACTGGCTGCGACTTCCATATCGGCGGCTTTTTTGCCGCGGTTAATAGCATCGGAGAAGTCGGCATAAGTGCTCTTCCAGTTGAGGATGGTCTTACGGCATACGCCGAAAAATGATGCAAGGTCACGGTCCTGAACGCCAAGCAAACACAGTTTATACGCCTGCGCCGGATATTCGTCGCGGTACTCGGTTTTGGGTCCGGTTTTGCGGGCTTTTCTAACAGGGGAAGCTTTTTGGATTATTGCTTCGTTCATTAGGTGGGGTTGAGGAAATATTGGGGGTTAATTATTTATTTTACGATTGATTTGGAATAGTATTTCAAAAATCCATATAATTTTTCTGAAGGTGGTCAAGTTTTAACCATAAACTTCTAAGATATTCTTCTCTATTTTAGTATTGCCTTTTATATTATATGATTGTTCTATATTTGATATTCTTAATATAAACTAAACTATAAATGAATAAGACATTTAATATATATTGTGACGAAAGTTGTCATATTGAGAACGATCATAAAGCTTATATGTTCCTAGGGTCAATAAGTGTTGCATATAATCAAGTTAGATTTCATACAGAACAAATTAATCAACTAAAGAAAAAACATAATTTTTATGCAGAAATAAAGTGGTCGAAAGTTTCAAAATCGAAATTAAGATTTTATTTAGAACTCGTAGATTACTTTTTTAATACAGATCTACAATTTAGATCTGTAGGTGTTAAAAAGGAAAAGATTAACAATGATGCATTTAATCAAACATATGATGACTTTTATTATAAAATGTATTATTATCTTTTAAATCATAATTTAAACAGTCTTTATAATTATAACGTATACCTAGATATCAAAGATACTCTAAGTGCGTATAAGGTTAATAGGTTGAAAAATATACTGAACACTAAATTTGGTGTTTTTAGAAATGTACAAAACATACGTTCTCACGAAAGTATTTTGATTCAAATAGCTGATTTTATGATGGGTGCAATTTCTTATTTGCACAATGACGAAAACAAGCAGAACTCTGCTAAGATGCAAATAATTGACAAAATCCGAAGTCACTGCAATGATCAATTAATGCAGACTAATTATTCAAATAAAATGAATCTTTTTTTTATAGAACTGAGATAATATGCCGTTGAATCTGCTAAAAAGATATAATGACTTGCTAGATATCACTGGCTTGCCACAAGGACAAAGAGTTGTTACTTTAAAAAGTGTTTTTGATAGAGATATTACTCATAATCAAAGATTCACCTTTTTAAATAAACAAATAACTCCTACACCACAAGATGGAAGAATCGAAATGGAAACATTGTTTAGACATTTAACAACAGTTGTTGTAGAACCTAAAACTAAACAAAGAGATTTCGATATTCATAGATCCCAAAGATTACATTGGGTTAAATTTCATATTGAATTAAAAAAAGCAGATAACATTCTTCATTTCACGGTAAAGGAACCTGAAGGGTATAGAACCTATATTTATGATATTGATGAAAAATATGTTATAGTGTTGGAGCCTAAATATAATAATACAATATATTTTTTATTGACAGCTTATCATCTTAGAGGGCGAGACGCAGAAAGAGATAAAATGCTTAAAAAATATAAACGAAGAATTGACGCAATATTATAAAAAGCAAAAAACGCAGAGCATCTAGGCTTGCGTTTTTCGATTTCCTTTTCTCAACTGAGAAATGAACTCATGTGCAAAAGTACACTTTTTATTTAGAGTACAAATTTTTATTATAAGTTTTTAACAATTTAAATTAAGCGCTTTATTTTTAACGGTTTACGATATATGATGAATTGCAAAAATTGTGCCGAATTCCTGTTTCAGTTTATGTATTTTTAATTTTTCAAATCATTATTAGTTGTAATTTGTTTGCTAAAAGATTAATATTTTGTTTAAACTTTCAGGAGATAGCTTGCTGTGATAGTTGGATACCATCCGCCGATTAGTCCGTACTTCGCGTTCCGTAATAGATCCTTCCTTTGTCAGGATAACAGAGCTGCCTGTTGAGATTGCCGCGTCGTTCCTCCTCGCAATGACAGCCTGTTGAATAGAAATTGCCACGCTCCGTTGTACTTCCTCGCAATGACAGCACGAATGTAAATCCGCGGTCATCTGCCCAGATCCGTGTCATCCGCGTTCCAATACAGTCTTTGTTCAGCATTTCCAGAACGACTACAACACCTATACTTTTTAACTTTTTTCATTTCGTCATAATTTTTTATTTTAGCTTTAAAGCTATTTACTATGAAGATAATATATGGTTTTATATACTGTTAGACGACGGTTTTGCTGTGCCGGGCGGATATATCCGCTGGGTTTGGCTGGGTCGTAAAGAACCCTTTATTGAATACATTAAACGCAATAGCGCGGTAAATTACGCTATAGGATTTATACTGCTGTTTTTGCTTTTCGCAGTTTGCTATATTGTAAAGACAAGATTTATATCGTAAACCCAAAAGGGGTTTAATTTTCCCATGCGGGAATAACTTTGTTGTTTCAGTATGTCAAAGAACTATCAATGCTTTTAAGTGTGCTGTGTCATTCCGAATGCAGCGCAGCGGAATCGAGACTTGAGGCTTTAGCCGACTGGCGAAGCAAATCTCTATTGAGTAGAGAGATCCTTCCTTCGTCAGGATGACAGAGCTGCCTGTGAGATTGCTGCGTCGTTCCTCCTCGCAATGACAGCGCGTAGATAATCAGCGGTTATCCGCCGAGATCCGCGTCATCCGCGTTCCTATTTGTCAGACATAGCAGTGCTACGTCTCTACAAGAAGCTTCCAACAACAAATAATTAAATCCACGAATAACCAAATCAACTTTTCTTACTCTTCGCTGTCCATATCCTTTGGAAGTTGCGGGAGTAATTGAACTCATCGCGACTGGCGAAGTCGGCATGGTATCGTAGTGCCTGTTTTTCGGCGAGGCGGCAACGTTCTTCAAAATAATCCCTAAAGAACGTGAGCACTTTGGATATCGACAGGCTCTCGTAAAACTCCCCGTAATGCCCTGCAATTATCTTTCGGAATAAAAAGGCAAGGTCGCTTATCTTAAGGCTGTAGAATTCGTCGGTTACCTCTATCGCACACAGTTCTATCTGGTCTTCGCTCATGGGTTTGTTCAGGTTCAATATGTCGTTTAGGTACACCAGCCAGCCCATTACGAGTCCGATCGTAAAATCACGGCTCTTTTCTCGCTGTATGGTGCCCAGTGTGGGGGCAGGGGCATTCATGGCAACGTCTATCGAGGTGAGCTTACCTGCGTGCAGCATGCAATTAACCGGACTGTATACGGCCAGCAATTTTTCCTTTGAAAGCATCGCTATAGGTAGCTTTGCCTTTTCCGGAAGGATGTTTTGTTCCATGCGGCTTCACTTCAAAAAATCCTTTCCAGCCGTTCGCCATGCTTTGGTGCATTATGGCTATGGCAGCGGCTTCATCATACTTTGAAAGATTACCAAGTTCTGATAGGGCGGCTTGTTCGCTGGCCATGGCTTTGTACTTAAAACCGTCTTCTTTGGCTCTGTACTCTTTCCATACGACCCATTGCTGTGCAAAGGTGTCGCTGTCAAACGGGTAAACAATTTGTGGTTTTTCCCCCGTACCCCCTTTTCCATTATCAATAACAATTGAATTTACAATTTCATCTACATCTCCATTTACATTTACTATATGTTCAAGCATAGCTTGAAGCAGGGTTTTTGGGTCTTGATGTTTAGTAATCCAATTAATATATAAATCCTCGTTGTTTAGGCATAATTTACCAATCTGAGTCTTTAACTTTTTCTGTTCACCTTTAGTCAAAAGTTTATAAGCTCTTTTATAAAACTGCCCTACTTTTCCATTTATAGACTGTCCTTCTTTAAAAGAATTTCTTTCTTCAGTAAGTATTTGCATTTTTCCGTTTTGCCAACCTGTATCGGTAAGTATAAACTTAGCTTCAAGGGTAGCTAGTAAGGTAGCTTCATCTATGCCTGAGCAGTACATTTTAAGCCTTTTTATATCGTTTGGAATATATCCATTATGCTGATGCTGATAAATCAATAAGTCGATAATACATGCTCTTTCTTCAGGAAGCATTGTCCGTGTGCCCTCATAGAAATCTTTACCGTAAAACAAAAAAGCAGGATCTTTCATTACACCCTTACTAAACTGTCAATTATCACATTATTGTATGTTCCTTTTGATCCCGAAATGTGGAATTCAAGCTCGGCCACATCGCCGGGTAAAAAGTCGCTTAGCACTTCTATTTTTGTGCCAAGGGCAGAGGGATAGAACATTCTGCCGGTTTCCTGTTCAAAGTGCAATTGCTGCACTGCTGTGCCTAATTTTGTTGTTTTTATGTCGCCTATGGCGGTGATAATGCCTTTTATTTTGTACATGATTTCCAGGTGTTTATTTGTTTATTTGGGGATTCGGTTATTCGTCCCCTGTTGAATTGTTTATGATATGATGTTTAGTAATTTTAAGTGAGTTTCAAATAACCAAAACCACGAATAACCGAATTTTACTCTTTCACAACTGCGTTCTGAAAACACAGCCTGTTGGCAATGTGGTTAAAGTCGAGCGTGCCAATTTCTTTTTGGGTTAGCTTGCTGTATACAACGGTGGGTACAAGGTTGGCCAGTGCGTGGAAAAAGTCGGCTGCATTGGCGTTGTCTTCCAGTTCTTTAAGGGCTATCCTGTTTTCGTTGCTATCTTCAAACAGCTGTTGCAGCTGGTCTAATATTTTTAAAGTATATTCTTCCTGTTTTGATTCCATAATCCTGACTTAAAGATTAATAATTGAAATATTGAATCCTCACCCCCAGCCCCTCTCCGAAGGAGAGGGGAGCAAGCTTCACTCAGTATGTCGATGAGGATGAGACTGCTGACTGCGACTGTAAACTGATTACTGAATTACCTCCTGCGCAACGAGGTTGTTGTACTGTATGCCGCTGTTTTTAGATATTTTACCTTCAAGGGTTACGTCTACAGCTATTTCGTCGTTTTCTTTGTAGCCGTTAAGCTCGTCCATACGCCTGCCGCGGAATTCTACAAATGCCCTCTGCCTGTGGTCGGGTACAAGGGTTACTACTTTTTTCTCATGTCCTGCGGTGTTGCGGTACTCAATGTTTTCGATGGTTCCTTTAATTGTCATGGTCTTTTTTGTTTAATAATTGAAAACTGAAGTCTTGATGTTGGTGGTTTGTTTTGGAATTCGGTTGGCCGAAGTCCGGTGTTTGTCGGTATGTCGTTCCGACGAATGAAGGAATCTCTTAATCCCGGTAAACTTGTTGAGATTCTTCGACTCCGCTGCGCTGCGCTCAGAATGACAGTGCCCTTAAGCAGTCAACTGCAAACTGTGACTGATCACTGAATACTTCCCCCTTAGCTTTTCGAGTTTTCTCATAACAGCGGCGATATCTTTTTGTTGTTCTGCCTGTTGCTTAAAAAGGGTATAGTAAGGCAGGGTTTTTAGGTTGTCAATCTGCTTTTCGCATTCGCGGATGCGTTTTAATAGTTTTTTCGGTGATATGTGAATTTGGTTATTTGGAGTTTCACTCATGCTTAACAGGTGTTCCGAAACCAGATAACCATATCCACAAATCCACTTATTCGGTAATGGTGAATCTCTTGTCTTTGTTAAAGTGGAGTATTGCATTTTTTTCATCATTGGTGTGTATAATGGTTGTTGTTCTTATTTTGCTGTATTTTAATTGTTTCTGACTGTTAATCAGTGTCTTTTCTGCGATAGATTCCAGATGTAATGCTTTTAACGTTTTTCCGATTTCGACTCTATTATGTTGTATTTGAGTGGTATTTTCCACTTCGGTTAAACTTCTGTGTGAAGCCAGGTAATGGTTGTATGCTGATAATATTGCACTTAGTTCCACAATTTCTTTAGTTATGATGTCTAAGTTTCGCAT